TACCATTAGATAGATGCTCCTGTTCCCACTTCAACTCCAAGGACCTTTTTTGTTTGTATAGGTCTTGTATCATCAACAACCTCCTCATAGGTTATTCTATTAATCTTGTCATTATAACTATTTCCAAGATCTTCCCACTTTATAACGTTTTCTCCAAGTTTGTCAAGGATTGCATTTTCTAAGGATTGTGGGTCATCTAGGGACAAAACATCAAATCTTGCATGATGATCGTATGCCCAGATATTTACTATAAATTTTTTCATGAATCTCATCGTTTATATTGTAAATGGGGCGGTTTTAAGGCCGCCCCATAAAATTTAATTATTACGCACCTTCAACGCCGAAGATACCTCTAGGGTCTGATACTCCAAATCACCTTCCATTGCAGTTGTCAATGGAGCTCTTGTGAACATTTTCATACCATTTGGTACGTCTGTAATGATGTAGAATGAATCTGTATCAGTTAGGTAATTATTCACTCTGTATCCTTGAGGAATCATTCCCATTGAAACGATTGCATTGATATCATTATCAGCTGTTCCAGTTCTACCTTGAGACTTCATAAGTCTTTCAGCTGTGAACTGATTCTCCTGAGGAACGATCATTTTCACTCCTCTAGCTGCAACTTTAAGACCTCTTTCGTCAGTCATCTTACCGATGTCGATAAGTGATTGCTCTAACGAAGTTTCGTTAAGGTCTGCCTGCGTTGTAAGGGTGTTTTGGAAACTACCATTTAACGTAGGGTGTGACACACCAAACAAAGATTCACCGTCACCTGATTTAAATGTATCTACACCTGGTAGACCATTTATTAAAGGCTCAACGGCTTTTACTTGTTTAGCATTACTCATAGATCTTGCTAAAGCTTTTGTGTATCTAGCAGCTAATCTATCGTAGAGATTATCTTCGATAGCTTCTTCTGTGATTGCAAATGCTAAAGCTACTGTCTCGTGTGAGTAACGAGCTGTGAAAGTTTCTTGTGCATCGTCAAACGCTACACCAGATCCTTCACCTTTTACTTGTGCGCTACCGAATCCTGATAACATTACTTCCTCTTCGAAAGCTCTGTCTGAAGATTCGCTGGTATAAATCTCAGCATGCTGATTTTCATACCTTTTATATTCCAAGCCGAACAGTGCGTTCAAACCTGGCTCTAGTTCTTTAACTAGTTGTGCTCTTGATATTGCCATATTTGTTCTCCTATTCTAAGGCTTAGATGTCTCTCTGCCAGAGAGTCGCTCTATTGTTAAATACAACGACAACGTCTGAACCAGCTGCTGTAAGATCCTCTTGATTTGGAACTTCTGCAGATCTGATTATTCTAAACATTCTTCCGTCGTTATCAGCTTGAATGTCTAAAGTTGCTGTTGATGTACCGTTTTTATGTGATCCGTGGTTGTTAAGATTAGCTCTATTACCAATGTTAGTTGCAGCTACTGCTGCGTCTGCTCTAACAATGTATTCTTGAAGAGGATTATCATTAACAAAACCAACGCCGTCTGTACTACCAGTGTTTTGGTTTGTTGCAAAAGTTGTTCCTGAAGCAACAAAATTAGCAAATGTTGGTTTGCTAGTTGAGTTGTCTATGTAGAACGCACCATTGAACACACCTAGGATTGGTTGAATGTTAGATCCATCCGCATCCCATGAAGCACCGCCAGTTAGACCATCGTCCATAGTAGCATGAGTGATATCCTCAATGTAGCTTGTGTCTCCATCAGAATACTGAAGAGATACAGGAGCATGATTGTGGATATTTTTACCTAAGCCACTTTTGATTTTGTATTTAGATTGTCCAGACGTTGCAGGTGTATTACCTAACGTAAGAGACGCTCTAGCACCAAAACCAGTTGTACTTGTGTTAGCCATAGTTATTTTCTCCTTATGTGATCATTCACAATAAATGAATCACGGTTAATTTAATTCAGTGATATAAAATTACTTTTTCGTACCACCGAAGGTTACACGAGACTGCCTCTCAACATTGATAGGCATCCTCTGGTCCTGCTCCTTCATAAGATCGTTGTTTACTGCTTGGTCACGTTCCTGGTGTTTACCAGTCATGTATTCCATTCTTTGCTTCGCGATCTCGATCGGTACCTTTGCAAGTAAAAGGCCACCAACCCCAATCACTCCCTTGTATTTTCCTTCTTCAAGGACTGGATAATCTGATGCGTTTTCAACTTCCTCGGCTCTAACTAATTCATAACCTTCTCTAATTCTTCCAGTTATATTTTTAGTGTCTTGAAAGCCTGTAACTTCAGCTCTTATCCATCTATACCTGAATCCATCAGGTGCAGGGGGTGCATCTAGAGATGATGGTGGAACCCACACTTTAGGTCTCTCTGACTTTTCTCGTGTTTGGCTCGCACGTGAAGTATTTTTATCTTTTTCCATTTTACGCTCCTTCCGTGTTTTTCAATTGTTTTGCGTACTCTTCGAGTGGCACTCCTAATTTTTTAGCTATTGCTACTTGTGATGAAGTGAGTCTCACAGTCTTGCGTCCAGGTTTTACGCTTCTATTTGCTGATGCAACCGTTTGCACGGGAGCGGACGTTTTCTCTGCCTCATTATTACCAAATCTAGCAGGAAAGTCAACTTTCATCCTTCTATCAATTTCTTGATAGTATTCATCAGATGTAGTGTCATATCCTTCATTTTCTAAGTCTTGGTGATGAGAGATAGCAGTATTAGTCATAGCTCTATTAGAACCAAACCAAACATTTTTAGCAGCCCATGCCTCAGCTTTAGCATCTGGCATTGGCGTATTATATTGTGGTTGTTCAACAGGTGTGCTTTCAGATTTAATATTATCTTCAACTTTAACCTGTTCTCTGCTTTGTCTAGCTTGTTTGATTCTAGCATTTTCAAAAGAAAGTTCTGCTATTCTTTTGTTAGCTGCGATTTGACCTTTAGCATCAGATGTTTCGATTGCGGCTGCAAGTTCTCTTTCTGCAGCTTGTAATCCAGCATCAATGTTTTTTTCAAATCTTTCTAAATTAGCTAAATCTGATTTTTGAAAAGTAGACTCCATCTGTTTTCTTTTTTCTTCTACAGACTTAGCATACTCTAAAGCAGCTTGTTCTCTTCGCTCTGCTTCTCTCATTTTACGAGTAAGCTTTGCAATTCGAGATTGAACTCCTTTGCTATATTCTTCTAATTTTTCGTCTTCCTTTTTTTCTTGTTTCGGTGTTTCTTTTGTTTGAACATCCAACTGCTCATCAGATTTCTCAGATGTGTCAGCGGGCTGATTATTGTTTTCATTAGTTTCATTTGATACCTCTACTTCATTTTCATATGTTTTATCTTCTGGTATATCTATGTCTGCACCAGGACCTGATGTATCTATATCAACTGTCTTTTTTTCTTCTTCTAGCATAGTTACTCCTTCCTATGATTAATACTCATGCAAGATGTCCTCTGGACTATCAATTGTTGCTAACACTTCATCGTCGTTTAGCAGACGCATCTCTCCACCCTCGATTCTAATTCGACTACCTGCATATCGTGCAAACATAATCCAATCTTTTACTTTACACCATGGACCCTCAGGATACCTCTCTTTATCCTTATAACATTGCGGACCCATAGCCATAACTAATCCAACTTGAGATGCAACTTGTTGCCTTTCTAAAGTTGTTTCAGCTAATACTAATCCACCTTTAGTTTTTTCTTTCATCTTGAAAGGTAAAACTAAAAGTCTCCAACCAGTTGGTTGTGGTAATTTTGGTTCTTCTTTTGTAGGTTTTACACCAACAAGTTTATTGTTTGGCGTTAATATCGATGACTGTTCCTTTTCCATTTCGCTCCTTGTCTTCTAGCAGGTTAGAGATTTCCTGTAGTGTTGCCTCGTAGGCGTTTATCTGTCCTATTATATACTTATAATTTTCCATATTGTCAACACCACCTGATGTGACAGATATAGATAAATTATCTATTCTGCTTCTTAACATTTTAAGAAGTCGATTTATGACGTTTTCTAATTGCATCTTTTCCTTTCTTAGCAATTGAAGCAACTTGGCTTTTACCCATAACTTTAGCCCTTTGCTCCATAACTGTTAGTATTTGTATTTTACGTGCAAACGGTTTATTTACACGTTTAACCTTTGCAACAGTCGCTCTTGCATCTGCTGGTGTTGCAAATTTTATGCCAACTGTATCTTTAGGATTTTCATCCGTATACAATCGTCTTCCTGAACCTTTAGGCTTTTTTCCCGTTCCTTTTTTTGGATCCGCCATTTATAGCTCCTTTCAACATCTTAGCTTGTTTAGTATGAGCTTTAACTGCT